CCAGCCAGCCTTCAGTAACCCTGGGCTGCATTAACTCCATCGCCCGGATCGCACGCATCCTTGACTGATGAGCATCCTTGCCGCAATCCCCGGTGGTTCCTGCCTCTCAGTCGTCGATCGAAATCCAGCGGCTGATATTGAAGGCAGTGAGGAGTACGTCAGCTCGTTAGTCGAAAAACTTACTGGCCCGCAACGGAAAGTATGGGACACAGACAAGCGTTTCAAGCTGCTGTGCTCCGGTCGTCGTTTCGGGAAGACCTACCTCTGCATCACGCGGCTTATCTGCTGGGCAATGGAGAAGCCCGGAAGCCTTTGCTGGTATGTCACCGCTAACTATCGGATGGCAAAACAGATCGCATGGCGTCAGCTCAAAACCATGGCTCCGGACGAGTTGGTGGTTAAACGCAATGAGTCAGACCTGTCGGTGGAGTTCGTAAACGGCAGCCTGATTGCACTACGGGGCGCTGATAACGAGGACAGTCTTCGTGGCGTGAGCCTGTCTGCCCTTGTAATCGACGAGGCTGCTTACGTGAAGCAGACAGCGTGGGAGATGGTGTTACGACCTGCCCTGTCTGATCAGGGTGGCCCAGCGTGGTTCATCACAACCCCTGCTGGCTTGAATTGGTTCCACGATCTATGGCAGCAAGCCCAAGAGCAAGTCGATTGGGACACCTTCTCGTTTACCACTATTGACGGTGGCAACGTCTCAGCAGAGGAGATTGAGGCAGCCAGAAATACACTGGATCACCGGACGTTTCAGCAGGAGTACCTTGCCAGCTTTGAGACGCTGGCAGGTCGCGTCTATCCAGGATTCGATGACGACAACATCAGCGAGGACGTTAAGGACATGGGCGGCCCTATCTACTGGGGTTCCGACTTCAACGTAAGCGTTATGGCAGGCGTTCTTGGCAGCAGGGTTGGGGACAGCCTGCACATTTGGGATGAGCTTGCTGTGATGCAGTCAAACACCGATGAGGTTTGCGCTCTGCTGAAGGAGCGATTCCCTGATCGTCAGATCCTGGCGTATCCGGACCCGACTGGTTCAGCCCGCAAGACATCATCAGCAGGCAGAACTGACCACGACATCATTCGGCGTGCAGGGTTTAGCTGCATCAGCCCAAAATCAGCATGGGCGGTAAAGGACAAAATCAACGCGACTAACTGGATGATCCGCACTGTGAATGGCGACATGAAACTGTTTGTCCATCCGCGATGTAAGCACACGATTAAGGCCCTGAGAAACGTCACTTACAAGCAAGGAGCTGAGGAGTATGTAATCGACAAGAGCGGCAACATTGAACACTGGACAGATGGTTTGGGGTATTTAATCCTGGGCGCGTTTAATCCACTTCATGAACGAGCTGGACGGGGCACGGGGATCCGTCTTTACTAAAGTGTTGCCATCGGGCGGGATTCTGCTGTGTACTCAGGTTTTTCTGGCGGGCGTCAGCGAGTAGGCAACGTCACAAAGGTGAGTGACCCGAACACCGCATGGGTCAACATGGAACCTCACTGGGGCCTGATTGAGACACTGCTGGGCGGCACTTACAAGATCAGAAAAGGCCACCGCAAATATCTGCCGCAAGAGCCAAGAGAATTAGATGAGTCATATGACAACAGACTGCAGCGTTCTGTGCTCAGCCCGTATTACGTAAGGCTGGAACGGATGCTGGCAGGGATGCTGACTCGAAAGCCTGTTCGCCTTGATGATGTCCCCGATGAAATCAGAGAGCAGCTGTTTAACGTCGATCTGCAAGGCAACGACCTACAGACCTGGCTTTTTGCGACTGCACGCTTGTGCATCCGCTATGGGCATGTTGGCGTTTTAGTTGACGCACCTGTTGCTGGGCAAGGCGGCAGACCGTATTACGCGAGCTACACCCCCAGGGATATTTTGGGTTTTAGGCATGAACTGACGGATGGGGAGCAAAAACTGACTCAGCTGCGGTTGATGGAGAAGGTGCTGGTGCCTGACGGGTTATACGGTGAAAAAGAGGTCGAACAGGTGCGCGTCCTGACCCCTGGCGCTTATGAGATCCATCAAAAGGACGTGAAAGGTGATTTCAGGGTGGTTGATGAGGGACGTACCAGCTTGAACGAAATCCCTTTCAGCGTTGCCTATTCAAACCGTTTAGGCGTATTAGAGTCGCTCCCACCGCTGGCAGACATTGCCGAGCTAAATCTGCAGCACTATCAGGTGCAGTCTGATTTAGGGAACCAGTTGCACATCAGTGCTGTTCCAATGCTTGCGATTTTTGGCTTCCCGCAGTCGGCAGAGGAGATCAGCGCGGGGCCAGGTGAGGCGATGGCCTTGCCTGAAGGATCGTCTGCTCAGTACATCGAACCAGCTGGCAATAGCTATGACGCACAGTTCCGTCGCCTTGAGCAGATCGCAGGGCAGATAAATGAGCTGGGCCTTGCCGCAGTGCTAGGGGCAAAGCTGGTAGGTGAGACGGCAGAAGCCAAGCGGATCGACCGAAGCCAGGGTGACAGCACAATGATGGTTGTGGCTCAGCAAATGCAGGATCTGATCGATAACTGCCTGCGCTTCCATGCTGCTTTCTTAGGGCAGTCAAACCCAGGTAGCAGTCTTGTGAACCGGGACTTCATGGGAATGCGTCTGGAGCCGCAGGAAATTCAGGCACTGCTTCAGCTCTATACCGCTGGCACTATTACCCAGGAAACGTTGCTTCTGCAGCTTGAGGCGGGTGAGGTCTTAGGCGATGATTTCGACGTAGAGGAAGAGGTGGATGCCACCCAAAACGGCGGGATGACCGAAAGGGAGTCTTCACCGCCTGCAGAGGTCACAATGCCAGAAGAAGCCGATGAGTCTGATGAACTGGCTGAGTAAGGTCCGCAAGCCGGAACCACCTCGTAAGCAGATCGTCTATTTCGCTCAGGAAGAGCTGCAGAACGAGTATTACGCCGTTATCCGAATCACTTGGTTTTTTAATGGTGAGATCTGTGATGTTTTTGAGTCCAGCATCTCTCGTTATGACAAAGAGGCAGTCGCTGAAATCCCTAGCCTGATTCGTGATGCTCTGATTCATGGCGCTGATATTTCGGTGGTCTGCGTTGAATCTGCTGATGCTGTGGGGTTAAAACCGAAATGAGCGAGTTCAGGGAGCTATACCGCAATGCGATCGATCTCAACCGCTTCAGCAACGGTTTAGCGAGGCGTCTGATCCGTGCATATAACGATGCTGTGTTGGATGCTGTTGATCAGCTTCGTGGGATTGATGAGCTTGCGTCGCCTGTCAAAGCTGCACGGCTTCGGGCCATTCTCGCGCAACTGAATGAGTCGTTAAACAGCTGGGCAGGCGCAAGCACCGCAAGCATGACGGAAGAGCTGCAGGGCCTTGTAGTTCTGCAATCGGAGTTTGCTGCAGAGCAGCTGCAGAAGGCATTGCCTGCGGGCTCTGCTGCCATGGTCGGGACAGTAGAAGTCAGCCCTGCCTTTGCTCAGGCCATGGTGACAACGCAGCCGACGATGGCTGGTGTCGTCAACCTGAGCGACAGCTTCGAGAGGATCGCCAGAAACGCAGTGACCTTTCAGCTGACGTTGGGGCAAGAAATCAGCCTGCCGAATGGTGAGGTTGTACGGGATGCCTTCAGCAAAATGTCTGCCAGGCAGGCAGAGCTTTTCAGCATGTCTGTCCGCAACGGTTTACTTGAAGGGCAATCGACAGCCGCAATCGTCCGGCGATTAAAAGGACGGCTAACCCGAGAACAGCGTGGTTCAATCGACACTGTGATTGCAGCGGGTGGGCAGGTAACCAGCATCCCGAATCGGCAGATTAAAGCGATCGTCCGAACAAGTATCAGTCAGGTTGCAGCTGCAGCAAATCAGATCATCGCGGCAGAGAACTCAGATGTGACCAGGAAATATCGTTATACGGCGATCCTTGACAGCAGGACTTCCGCTATCTGCAGGGCACTTGACGGCAAGGTTTTTACCCATGGCAAGGGACCATTGCCACCTCAGCACTACAACTGCAGGTCAATCCCTGTGAACATCCCCAGGAGTCTTGAACGGGAGTATCGCGATATTCAAGACAACTACGGGGAGTGGTTTAACGAGCAGGATGAGCAGACACAGCTGGATGTACTTGGGCCAGGTCGTTTAGGCATGTGGCGAGGGCTTGTTCGTAGGTATGGTCCAACAGATGCAATGCGTAAATTTGTTGGAAGGGACGGTACGGAGTTAACTTTGGAACAACTTCGCAACCGTGGCTATGGCTCCTCTGCCAAGTAAGTATCAATTCACTCCCCAGGGAGATGAGGCCCCGGCGTCC